CCACCCGACACCCCCATATCCTCCATGAGGTCATACCTGGGCACTAGAGGCCGTGGCCTCTAGACAAGGCTGCCACCTGACTAGAGCCCCCGTCTCGAATGTATTGGTCAAGTTCTTTTTTGGTTGTCATACTGGCTAATAGTGCTATTTCATCTTCTTTGTATGTGGGAAACAACTCGGCCAGTTGCTTTTTAATAGCACTTGCTCCTGCACCTGTTTCTTTCTTCTTGGGCGAGATCCAGTTGTGTCTGGGGGTGCCCATGTCTGGACTCACTGTTGTGGCACACAGCCATTGCAATTCAGGATGCCGACTAATGTTGAAAAAGTGTTTGTTCAATCGTTCATTGGTGGAGATCAAATAGAATTCTTGCAAGTCCCGTGAGCCCTCTACACAGCTGGCCCAGCGAATCATGAGATAATTAGAGAACTTCTTGCGTTCCTCATCTGTGAGTTCACGATAGAAGTTTCTGTTTTTGCGATCCAGTTGTCGCATCTCATTGGCAATGTTTAGTTTATCGCTCACTTTTCTACCTTGATTAACTTGTATATCATTATAACACGTTCTAAGGCATCTTGTAAAGCAGGCGTGGTTTTGGCCATTCGCCGAATTTCGCCCCACATTTTGTCTTCTCGAATGTGATCAACCAAGGGTCTACCATCTGATGTTCTGCTGTCGTAATCAATATGATGTCCGGTTACAGGATCGTAGCTGTAGCCCATTAGTTGTCGAGTACTGGGTTCAGTACCTGATTCACGGGCATACACTTCATTGCCCACACGCTCATATATGTAAGTGGCGCCGGGTTTAAGGGTTCCCATACTTGTAGCCATATTGAGTGTATGCCCAGCGTAGGAAACGTTCAAGTCCCTCGCGATCTTCAGGGTAACTTTCCAAGTAAATCTTAGACAAGCGATTGATTATTTCAAACAGTTGTGGTTCGGTATAGGGCATGTTACCAACTCTTGTTGTAGTCTACTATCTCACAGTTGCGACTGATGTCTTTGACAAAGTACACACAGTCAGGATCAGGGTCGTCATTTAAGGGCACAGCAAGTAACTGACCATTCTTTAGTTTGGGGGCATACCACGACACTTCATGATACACATCCAAAATTTCAATGTCCGGAAAACTTGGGCGGAAACTGGTGAGTGGGTTGAATTGAAACACCCTAAAGCCACGGTCATTGATTGATGTCAATGGCAACACTTCCAAGTCACCTATTTCAGGTTCGCCAATTAGGATCTGCCAGTCCATGGGCATCCTGATAGTGTTTTCACCAATGCGTAGCACAAGTGCGGGTGCATTGAAACTCTCTAAAAAGATTAGTGGGATGAAATGATAGTCAGGATCTTGTGGATTTGAGTTGTCTAATATAGCAAACCGCATGTCATCTACTTCTTCAGGCAAATGATCTAGGTCGTAATGAGTGTTGTCTAAGGTTAAAATTCGCATGTGTTAAGTTTACAGGGTTTGTGTCAATAAGTCAACCGCCAGTTGCGTATCTGCGGATCATAACGAAATACAATGTCCGTAGTGGCGTACATGACATGTTTGCTAATATTACCAAACCAAACATCTCTGCAATTCATTGTCACAGGGCCGTATTCAGCTTGCCAAAACAGTACCACATACATGCCGGTTTTATGTCTTTCAACGTCTCTAAGAGGAATAGTCACAGTGAGATCTGACTCATTGTTTAATTTATTCAAGTCAACAGTAATGGGTTGAGTTTGATGCCATTTTATTAATTTTAGATCAGTAAAATCTGGCAACATTTTAAACAGTCTATTAAGTTGATTTGCTCGATACCGAGTATCATTCAAACCATATTGTTGTTGAAAATCTTGATTGATGATATTGGCAAAACCAGGATCAACATCAACTTCCGGGTTATACTCAAACGCTTCTGACCCTGATTGATCAACCACAAATATTGGATGCATTTCATACACTTCAGCATGAATTTTAAACTGGCCTGGTACGAATTCTCCGCCGTGTCGCTGTGCATGATTGGATAATTTTATTATATCCTCGCCAAATATTTGTGTGTTGATAGTTTCTGACACATACACATCAGCTGGAATATCGAGATCAAGAAAATCTCCATGCACCAACTCAATGCGATCAGTTAGCTGTAGTTTTTCAATTATTGATTTAGTATACTGATACCTTTGAAAATCTCTTTCAACTGCAATCACATGCTTTGCTCCAGCATGAGCTGCTATTATACTAAGAAACCCTGTACCGGCACCTATATCACAAACCACCTTGCCGGGTGCAGCCAATTCTATTGCAGTTTTGTAAAAAATATTTCGGCCGGTATCATTTAACATGGGCATGAATACCCCGTCGTCTTTCATAAAATCTAAGCTCATCCCAGTTTCATCCAATCTAGTTTTTCTTGTGTAAAAGGATAGTTGGCTTCTCGGTAGAACTGTTTGCGCTTGGTCAAATGACGCTTGGCAAATTTACACGTTGATGTTATGTCCCAGATTTGGACGTGGTCTTTGTCTTCTGCTTTGCGTATGCCACGACCGATTGACTGAATGACACGCACAAAACTCTTGCCAGGTTCAACAAGCACAAGATTAAAAATCCTAGGAATATTAATACCCACAGCAGCAACGCCATAAGTTGCCACAATAATTTTATCGGTTGCATCAGCCACTTCATCATATTCTGCTTGCCTCTTTGATCCTTTGGTTGCTCCTGATACAAACACTGCTCGGTCCCCAAGTCTTGCAACTAACTGTCTACCGCACTCGGTACGATCCACAAGTACCAGGGTGTTGCCAGTTTCGTTTACACGGCGTACAAGATCGGCCATAGTATCAAGTCGTCCAGACTCTTCAAGCAGGTATTTGAGTTCGCTTTGATAGTCCTTGTACTCCACGTGATCAATCAACTGCACAATGTTCACATGACAGTTGGCCAATACACCTTGTTGTTGCAGTTCGCTGGCACTGAGCTTGCCAATAACAGGGCCCAGGCTTACTAGCAGTGCTTGGCTTTCAAACTTTTCTTTGGGCACTGTTCCTGTCAATCCCCAGCGAATTGGCACTCGGGCCATCACTCCTGTGAGCAAGGTTTTTAGCGCATCTGCTTTGGCCATGTGTACTTCGTCCACAATCACGCACACAACATCTTCCAAAAACTCACCAATGGTACAGTCACCTATGCCAGCTTTGGTATTCTTCAGCAAGTTGTTGAGACTTTGCCATGTGCAGATGGTGTGTTGGCGTCCGTATTCTTTTCTGTCGCCAAAGTACACACCAACATCTTGTTGCATGTTGATATAGTCTGCTTCGGTCTGTGTCACAAGACTCTTGTTAGGCACAATAACAATACTGCGTCCATAAGGAGCAACAGCATTACTTAATGCCGCTGTCATAATTGTTTTACCTGCGCCTGTGGCCACTTCCTGTATGCACTGTGGGTTGGCCAGGAAGTTGTTGATGATCTCCACTTGGTAATCACGCAACATAATGGGTTCACCTGCGGCTGGATGTGTCCGGGACCACTTCACATGCTCAAAACTTGTTTCAGTCACTTGCTCAAAATTGAATGTGTTTGAGTAGTCACGCTGATCATCCAGTTCAATATCATAATCAAATTTTTCCAATATGGGCATGATCTCTGGCAACAAGTTTACATAAGTTGATCCACCTAGTTGAAAGTATGCTACCTTGCCGTCCCAGCGTCCTAAACGCACCGCTGGCAAATAACGTGCCGCAGGATTTTCATATTTGAATGCATTGACCAGAGCCTTGCGAGCATCCAAGTCCAGGCCTTCAATCTTGATGTTTACTTCATCACGTATTTGTATTGTGCATTGTTTCATTGTGTTTTCATGGCTGTAATTATTTCGTTGGCTAAATTTGTGAGTGTAGCAAATTGTTTTAAAATTACATCTGCAGAAATTTTTCTGTGCAAAAATAATTTACTTAGATATTCAACTCCTTGCATTCGTAGATGTGCATCAAAACTGTCTTGTGGTATTCCACTAATAAAATCATCAATCGTATTCTTCTGTTGCATTGTCATTTTATATTTTGACTGTTTTGTTTTCAACAAATTTACCAACACATTTTTTTCTTTTACTGTCAAGATTTTCCATGTTAGATATTCAGGACTTACCAACACTTGATATTGTGTTGGTATTATTTTTTTATTTGCCCATTCAAACAGTTCATGAAAGTTTTGAATGTTCAACGGCTGTGCCACTGCACGAATACAATAGTCGGCCCAAGGAATACGCTGTTTCAATGTATCAATGTTGCGATTGAGTGTACTCCAATCAGCAGGATATCGCATAAAGTTATAGACATTTTCGGTTCCATCAACACTGATTCCTATTTGTAAGTTTTGAATTTGTTGTAGCTTCTGCAACAATGGCTCAGTTATCACTGTGGCATTGGTAGTTATGCTGCATTGTATGTTTTTTTCAATGATCTTGTCAAGAATTTCACCGTTGCGTTTCATTAAAAAGAATTCACCACCAATCAAAGTTATGCTTTTTAAATTAGGTAATTTTTCTATGGTATCCAATGCCAACTGGGTGTTGTCTATAGATGGCAGTCTAATGGGCAAGATACCGCTTTGATATCTTTCTTCAGAAGCGTAACTACTGTAATTTGACGAGCACATCATGCACCCAAGATTACATGTATTTCCAAAAAATATTTCCAACGAATTAATTTCGGTAGTATCTTTGTACCAAGGTCGTGTTAAAAATGAATGCCTAATACTACCCAAGCCCATGTTTTCTGGCACTGTGCATTTAAAACAATTACGACTTGGCACATCAGTTGTGATCATATTATTTCGTAATGTTTGTATTTCTTCACCATGCAAATATTGATCTAATGTGGTTGTTTGTTCGCTTGGTTCATAAAGACAACATGGTTTAAAACTTGGATTGCCGCCGGCAAAATTTTCAATTCTCAAATTGATGAATGGTGCTGTACAAAAAAATTTCTTATCTAAAGACATTTGACATTTCAAATAATTGCAACATTGCTAACATATTGTCGTGATCGAATTTGTGACAGTATTGTATCTGAATCTGTCTTAAATAACAAATCAGCCACGGGGAATCGCAGTGGTAGTGCTTGTACATTATACACATTTTCAATGCCCTGAGCAAGGAAAAAATCTTGGTGTCGATTTATGTACTGTTGCATGTGGTCAAGTTTGTGTGTTAGCTCTTGACTATAAAACGCCACATTGAAATCAGCACTGTAGTGTCCAAAAGGTTTGAATGCATCATTGCCTATGTATATATCATTATCTTGGGCAAGATCCTCTACTGTTTTACCTATTTCACAATAGTTCATATACACGGTACCAAATTTGATCTCAAGTTCTCCCCATCTCATCATGGTATCAATATCTAACTGTTGAGTTTTCGGCATGCCAAACCAAGTGCAAACAAACCTTGGTGCCGACAATCCTACAGCAGTTTCACATCTATGAACAGCAAGATTAAGATTTGCCAATGCCTGTCTCACTGCGGCTGGCGCGGAGTGCCAATATTCTGATGTTTGTTGATCCAGTAGACCGTGGTAGCGTTCAAATATGTTGTGCAAATAATTAAGACAATCCTGAGTGTACTCAAACTCACGATCAATAATGTGTTGGTGGTCGTTAATTGTAGCAATACATTGTTGGATCATGCCAACTGCACGATCTTGCTCTTGTTGAGCAGTGCCAAATCCATAAAATCTATCTGGATTATCCATGGGCCACGCATGCCTGTGACTCATGCGTTCAATCCACAACTCAGCCAAGGGTGTTTTTCTTATGTTAAAACACAATTCAAAATTGTTGTCTAATGTAATTACAAGACGCTGAGACATAACACAGTATATACTCTT